AGACTCATCCCAAGGTTCCTCGCTCCTCCCTGATTCCATTTAATATCATCTAATACTCTGTACACTTCTACTCCTTTGGGCTTTACAAGAGGAATCGGAGCGCAGTCATCGACATAGACCAGTTTCACCCTGTCTTTGTACTTCCGCCACTCCTTTACTTGTTTTTCGACCATTTCAATCTGACCGAAATAACTATAAAGGATAGATATTTTAGCCATGAGCGTGGTACTTAAAGTACGGGTGAGTGTGGACTCCTTGCTTCGACTCTATCTGATGTACCTTTTCAATCGGAAACGCCTTGGTAAAGCTCATCTGGTCTCTCACCCCATATCGACAGTACTCAGCCCACCACTTCTCATTCATCTTGGCTACTTCCTTGGTGTGCCGACGGATAATTACCCCACACTCACAGTGTCCGCCATTGACTTTCATTCCTTGCTTTGAATAATCCCTGATTTGCTCGATTATATTCTCTTTCGTATCTTTTCCAAGTCGGACGATTGCTTCACCTTCTGAGTAAATATCATCCCATCCTGGGTGCTTGAAGACCGCCACATCCTTATCTTTCAGAAACTCGTTTATCAATACTTGTGGTTCCACCAGAAGTTCGATGTTTCCGTCCAAATAAATGGAATACTGACAGTCCAAAAACAGATGGGGCATGATTTTCTGGATGCGTGAGTTCCGCCGTCTATCATGGAACTCTCCATATGGCTTTTTTGTCACCCAAACATCGCTTTTCTGGTCGGTAAAAGCAACGTAGTTAGCCGTTTTCGTCTTGGTAGGAGGAATGAGCTTGTCGAACTTCCCAGATATGGCGGTGTAGACAGTGATAGGCTTCTTTTTCAGCCATTTGAACAGTTCCTCGTATTTTGGTAAGAAGTTCTCAATTACCCAGTCTTTTGTCACTTCCTGATATGCGTTATTGCCTATTTTTTTGCGTTCTGCGGGGTTTTCTATCAAAAGTGATATATATGTGACCCAATCCTCTGTTGTCTTCGCTAGGAAGCCAGTTTCTCCATGTTTTACCATCTTGTACGGCGTAACATCTGATAGCACCATTGGAGTCTTCAACATGGAGTGCTCCAACCACTTGATATTGCTCTTACATCGGTTGAATTGGGTGTCCTTTATAGGGGCAATGGCAATATCGAGGTCTAAGTCATTCAAGAAAGGTGGGTAGTCCTCATAACCTTTAGTCCCACGGAAAGAAAACTCTCTGTTTTCTGCTCCTTCCACGAGACACATCCCAGCATGGTAGAAATCCACCTGTGGATATTTCTCCATGATGGTTTTAATGGCCTTTTCGACTACTATTCTATCAGCCATGTGTGACCCCGACCCAATCCAGCCAAGCCGAATACGCCCATCAGTCCGTTTTTTAGGCTTCTTTAAGTCCCAGATACTCGTATCAATGGCGTTTGGCAAGACAAACACCTTATCATTGTACTTTTTGAAGACTTTTTTAAGCTCTTCCGTGGTCGTCGTGACAGCGTCACAGTTTTTCAACTGAAACTTCATGTCTTCCTCGTGTTTTTTGTGGTAGTCGTAGCCAGGATGGTCTTTATCGACAGAAAACGGGTCGTCGTCAACGTCCATGACCAACTTAGCTCCAGTGAACATGGCATTGGCCCGGATGAGTGTGATAGCCTCTACATCGGCCATCGGACTGAATACCCAAATATCAGCTTCTTTCTTGAGTGAAAGTGCAGATTCCATGGTTCCAATACGAAACTCACCTCGTTTGACATAAGCCCCTATCTTTTCTAGAGGGTTTATGATGCGATACCAGCCAATTCCTCCGTACTTTCCTTCACAGCCGGGTCGTGCCCAGTCGTTCACCGCCCCAAAGACACGGTATTTGTTCACAGACATAGACGTTCCCTTTCTATTTCCCAGGCTTGTTCTAGGAAGTCAGTTCTTTTAACCTTAGCGTTCCAAGCAATAGCCCGTTGTTCACACTCGTAGTAGTCAGGGTGTTCCAGCCCTGTCATGTCCATGTGAAGAGGAAACTTTCGGTCATACATTTTCTTAGGAATAGCGAAGAGATACTGGTTCATGTATTTCACAGCCAGTAAATCAGGTCGGTATGCAACCTTTTCAATTTTGAAGCCAAACTTCTTTATAAAGTTGGAAAACCTAAGACCAGAGTCCATAAACGTCAGTTTACTTTTTACCCCATCGCGCTTTCCATCCATAGTTGTCAGTCTTTTTATGGCATTCCCTACAAAGAGTTCTACCGTTGTCGATAGCAAACCGTAACTCTGGAAAAAGAGAAAATGACTTTATATGGTCAGCCTCCAAGTAGCATCCTCTCACGCCACACCAGACACAGGTATAGTCGTCCCTTTCAAAAATAGCTTTCCTCCAAAGTTGGTACTCCTTAGAATTTCTTATTCTCTTAGATTCTGGAGTCTTACCAGAGTAATTCCACGGAATCATCCCTTTGTAAAAAGGAGTTGACTTACATTCCTGTCCTTTTTTGAAGATACCTTTATGCTCATTGTTGAGTAAGTACTTTTTCATTGACTCAGAGCGCTTCTTTCTAGTTTCTTCTGATGGAGAGGGTCTACTCTTTCCTGCCCAGTACCCTGAATGACCTTTTTTAAATAGGGATTTCGGCATACTACTGCCACAAACCGTATACGTCCCCGGCATCAATAATAAGGACGACAGCATTTTTCGTCTTCATGGTCTCAATCTGAATACAGCCACGAGGGTTGTAGTAGACAGTAGCCCCTTTCTTAATGTCCTTGTTATTTGACTCCAACACTTTCGCTTCACGGTCTAAGTCGGTAAACTTTTCTCCGTTTTCGTTCCTTTTTTCAACAAGTTTAATCTTCAGGAGTACACGGTCTCCGATTGGTTTTAGAGTTTTCATAGAGTTTTAATTTAGGTTATTTCCTCGATTCAGGGGAGGTTTCGAGTTCTCCCCCGAAACAACCTCTAACGGTGGATCACTTTCAGAACCCAGTTAGCGTTGAGAACTACAGCAGCGTACGCGTTGACTTTCCAAGCCATCGTTCCATACATATTGGAAGGATTGCTCGTGTCGTATTCGTTCGCTTTCTTGATGATGAGGTAATCCCCACCCTGACCAGCGATAGACACTTCAGCAACTGCACCTTTACCGGCGAGAATCTCCCAGTAACCAGTGTTTGTTGCTCCGAGTCCTACGGTGGCTGAGGAATATCCGTTGTTCGTAGGAACAACATCAAATCCCATCAAGCGGCCAACAACACCCTTCTTCACAAGTTCGGCGTTATTGCCGTCATTGTAAATGTTGACGTTGACCCAGTTTCCAACGGTGGAGTCACCCTGGAGCTGGTATTGACCTGTAGGAGTAACGATTGCGCGATACATTCCATTCTCGAATGTAGGAGCAGCGTTCTCAAACAGGGTCTTGGCACCAATTCTCAATTCAGTCGCAGAGAAGGTATCAGTCGAGTTGACATCAGTGATGTTGGTTTTTGAACCAGCGTACTGAGCGGTCGCTCCGGCGATAATCACCCGACGAAGTTCTGTGTCCATTACGAGTCCAGCGTGGTACCCCAACTCCTTGGACTTCTGAGTCAACCCTGCGTCGATGGTAGAGAGTTCAAAGAGCGAAGTAATCTTCGTGGCGTACGTCCACTCAGCGACCGTTGCGGTTACGTTAGCGGCAGAGAATCCAACAGCGGTCGGGTTCACGCCTTCCGTAGCGGCAGCGGTAATCACTGGGAAGTGAGTTGTACGAACGAACTGGACAGTAATACCACCGTTCTTCGGGATGGTCTTCTGTTCTGCGATGAGGCTGTACTTGCGGACCAAATCAGCGGTCTCAAGGAAAGTAGAATCATAATGAATCTGCATTTCTTGTGAAGGAGCTGAGGTCGATGTAAGCACATCAGCCATATCTTTTTAGCAAGCTATGAGGTCGGTCCATGAGGGAGAACCGCTAGGCGTTCCTCGTATGTCATTTTCTTTAACTCATCAAGTGTCGGCTTTCCTTTTGGAGGAGCTTGACTGACACTTGTTGCTTGCGTTGTTTGCTTCGTTTCAATCTTTCGATAAGCATCCTGCTGTCCCTGAGCGCGAGCGGCTCCGAAATACTCGTTGGCTAAGTCCGCAATCGACACATCCTCACCAGTTTTTGGGTCATACCCGATACCAGGAGTCCATGCCAATTTTAGAATCTTGTCCTTGTGTGCTTCAAAACCAGGATTTTCTTTGAGAAACTTATCAACTTCCGCATTCGTAGCAGCTTCAGCCTTTTCTTGCTGTTGCTGTTGAACAATTGTTTCAAGCTGTTGCACCTTATCCAATACCGGCGCGAGCGGGTTATTGGCGTACAGTGCTTGTTTCTCAGCGGCTTCCTGCTGCTCTATCTGACTCAACACTTGTTCAGGTGAAACACCATACTTTTCACTCAGTCTATTGGCAAGCTGGGCTTTTTGGCTCAACTGCCCATTGAGTTTCTCAACTTCTGTATAGGCTTTGTAAATATCTTCTGGTGCTTTTCCCTTAAAACGTGGGTCGTTATCCCAAGGGGTAGGTGCTTGTCCTGCTTCTGCCGGTTGCCCGTCGCTAACGGGAGTAGCGGTTTCTACAGGCTGGGTATCGACAGTTGCATTATCCTGAGAGGAAGTAGCGCCTTCGCCCCCTACGGGTGTAACATTTTCGGTATTATCCATAATTCTATTTGATTGTTTACACCAAGATACAATTTACTTTCTTGGCATGAACTGTCCGACCTTTATAAACAGCTCAGGGAGAGGCGTTAGCCCTACCCTCAAATGTCTATTGTTCTAACTCGTACTTCAAGTTTTTAATGTCCTTATCAACTCCCTTGAGTAGTTTGATGAAAAACTCCAGTCCCTGTTTCTTGCCCTTTACCACCGATAGCTCCCTGAGTGATTCACAGTCATAGGCGTTCTTTTGCTTATCCATCTCAGCGAATATCGGTTTGACAAGAAACTCCTGGAAAGGAAATGACTCTATCTGGGACTTTAGCTCGAAGAGGTAGTCAAGTTTTGTCTGTATCTCTTGGCGGTTCATGCTTGTGGTTGCATAGGGTTCATAGCTGTCTGCATTGGCGCTCCAGGTACTGCTTGCTGTTCTAATTCTTCTGTATCAGGGACAAGTTCATCAACACCATCTATCCCACGGAGTTCCAACCACTTCTTAGCCGCAGCCAACTGATTGACTGGAGGGAGGAGAGGGAGAAAGCGATCACACCACTCACCGAACTGCTTTAACATCAAATCCTTGTTCTTAGCGACGTTGGTGTCACCCTTAATCTTGATGTTAAAACGTAAGTCTTCACGTTCTCTAGCAACAATAAGCATTTGATAGACAGTCTCACGTGAGTATTGAATCCGTCCATCAGGTTGCACTTCTGCTTCGAGAGGGAAAATCTTGAGAATAGGCGCATCAATGGATTGGATGTTCTCTATTTCCATTTTCAGGATAAGCCGCCCAACATCAGACAAGGCTTGCTTAAACCGACGATTGATAAGTTCAAAGCGATTCGAGGAGTAAGTAGAGGCTATCTGGTCTTGACCGAGAGTCTTATTCGAAGCTGAACCCTGAACCAGGTCGTTGGCACCACTCGCTCGCTTATGTTCATCTTCAATCTTATTCATCATCATCACTGCGCCTGAAAGGATGTCAGGAAACTGGATGGCCTGTACCTTATCTCGGATTGACTGACCGTTAGAATCTACTTCGAGCATCCCACCAACCTTAACAACGAGCTGACGCTTATCAACATTTGCTCCCTTATCTACAATGAAGAATGGATTGTTAGTCAACGCTACTGAGTCCAGAGACCGATTCTGCATCTTCTGATACAATTTCCCGAGTCCAAGAGTATTGTGTCCGACTCCATACCCATCGAAGCGGTCCGGAATAGCTGATGGTTCGTGAGTCAATTTTACCGAAGTAATCTCATAGTATGGATTTGGTACATCACGAACTACTAAGCGTTCCTTTCCATCTACTACTGTCTGAATCCGCTCACAAGTTACGCGCTCATACACCTCGACAGTTCCTTGAGATGACTTTGTTAGGTCAATTCTATCACCAGTCACTTGCTGAGTGGAGTCGTATTGATTGCGTTGCATTGTTCCCTTTCCTTCTACTTTCTCACGGTTGAGTTTCCCCATTGCGTCAGTGAACGTGTAGGCGACATTCTTCCTGACTTCTTCGGCTGTCAAAACTGAACGAAAGATAAGAGATGGTTGTGATTCAATATCCGTGATAATTGGATTGTAGAAACAATCAAGGATGTTTGGTACAGAGAGTGCTGGTTCATCTTTCTGTGGTGACTGTGTCCCGTCGCCGTTGTCTTTCATCACGAAACGCCAAAAGACGTTCATAATGGACGTACCAAAAACTACCGACTGTTTCACCCATGCCTCGATCGTTTCGTAGGCTTGTGGCATGGTATCTAATCGGTAGTTGAGTATCTCTTCTGAAACGTAAGCTAAATCCTTATCCTCCTCGCCGACCATCTCAACTTCCAAATATGGAGTGCCTGAAAAGATAGACGGAACAATATAGTTCGTTTCAGTGCGTAGTTTGGTGATTTTTTCCTGGCTCTTTGACCTATCCTTTGGGTCATTCATCTCCCCGACATACGCCTGGTAGATTTCGTTGATAGTCGCCCGTTGATTCTGATTGGATTGCTGGTAGTTGTCTCGTTTCTTAAACAAAGTGTCAATAATACTCTTCTCGTCAGCTACTGCCTGTAGAGCTTTGTTTTTTTCATCCATAAGGTTATTGAATTGGTCTTGGTTTTCTAGTCGACGTAATGTGTACCATATGTTTCAAATATTGGGTCTGGCTTTATGTTAGCAGGGGTTTTATAAACACTCAACCTATACCGTATTGCGTCCATTGAATGGCTAAACTGGTGCTCTGGGTCGTTTTTAATCTTACCATCCTTATCGGTCTTCCACATGTAGTTCCGATACTCCCTGATGATGTTGACGCTTCTTTTAGTAACTGAAATCTTTTGGTCTTGAACGAATTGAATCCCTTGATTGACTGAACCTTGTCCTTTCGTTGCTCCTATGATATTTATACCGTAACCCTTTATCTCATCAATACTCTTCGGCTCTGAACTGTCTGCTACTACGAGTTTCTGTGGTTCATCAAGAGCCAGGATGATGTCAGCTATCTGCTTGTTACTCAGCCCTTTCTGGTATGTTA